CTTTTCGGCATACGGAATTGCGGTGAAGCACGGCTTCGTCGGCACGGAGGAGGAATGGCTGGCCTCCCTGAAGGGCGAGAAGGGCGAGGACGGCAACGTGGACTTCGAGCTGCTGACGCCGGAGCAGATCGCCATGCTGAAGGGCGACAAGGGAGACAAGGGCGACACCGGAGAGACCGGAGCGACCGGCGCCACGGGACCGCAGGGGCCGCAGGGGCCGGCGGGGCGCGACGGCGCCGACGGCCAGGACGGCCAGGACGGCACCGTGGCCTTTGAGAGCCTGACGCCGGAGCAGGTGGCCATGCTGAAGGGCACGCCGGGCAAGGGCATTGCAAGCATCACCAAGACCGGAGCGAGCGGACTGGTGGACATCTACACCATCCTCTTTGACGACGGGACGAGCACCAACTTCTCCGTGACCAACGGCACGCAGGGCGCCAAGGGAGACCGGGGCGACACCGGCGCGCAGGGCGCACAGGGCGAGGACGGCGACGCAGGCGTGACCTTCTATCCGCACGTTGACCCGGACACCGGGGAGCTCTACTGGACGAACGACGGCGGCCTGGAGAACCCGGACGACTTTGACGGCATGGCAACCAAGCTGTACGTCAACGACCAGATGGGCACCATCAGCCTGAGCGTTTCCCAGGCGGCGGACGGCGGCGGCAACGTGTACGCCAGTATCACCCTGCACGTGGGCGACGACGTTTACACCGGACAGGTCCTGATCGAGGGCAATCTGGTGGTTTCCGGCCAGCTGAGCGCCGAGGAGCTTTACGCGGCGGAGGGCGACATCGCCGACCTGCAGGTGGACAAGCTGAGCACCAGCCGGCGCATCCCGAAGTATCTGGCCCGCGACACCAGCGACGACAACTTCATCAAGGCCAGCGACGAGAAGCTGAGCTTCATGTCCGGCGTTTATTCCGGCGGCACGCAGCAGGCGCGCAACCCCTACGGCGTGCTCCTGTACTGGGAGAGCGACCCGGAGGGGCAGGACGTGATCCTGGGGCCGAACGGCTACCCATACCGGAACGGCGTGCGTATCTTCACCACGACGACGCCGACGAGCTATCCCGTGATGGTCTACACCTACGACGAGCTGGAGAAGGCGAAAATCGACTTCACCCGGAACAACGGCACGTATATCCCCATGCTGACCCTGGGCGCCGGAGATCAGAACGGCTATGACAAGGCCACCATCGTCAAGAAGGTGGGCGGCTTGGAAATCCACTATCTTGACCGGCAGGGCCGCACCATCGGCGTGGACGCCCGCAGCAGCGGCTATCTGGACCTGACCGGGCAGAGAAAGGTAACGGGAATCAACCTGCACGGATGGAACAGTGGCAGCTTCAGCGTCACGCGGGAGGGCCTGGAGGCCGTGAGCTACGCCGTGAGCTTTGACGGGAGCGGGCAGCCGACACGGATCACCGGCAACGGCGTGGACTGCGCCATCACCTGGTAAGGGAGGGCGCGACATGGCGAAACCGAGCAAGAGCGAATACCTGAGCGGTCTGGCCGTGGGCATGGCAATCGCCGGAGGCGGCGGAGGCGGCGGAGGCGGCGGGAAACGCTGCCCGCGCGGCGAGCCGTCGCCCCTCTTTGAATGGGGCGAGCTCACAGACGGGACCATGAGCTGGACCGCGACGGCCACGGAGGAATGAGCATGGCAATCACGAACAAAAACGACTTTCTGAGCGGTCTGGCCGTGGGCCTTGCGATCAGCGAGGGCGGAGGCGGCGGCAGCGGCGGAAGCGCCGGCCGCTGCCCACGCGCAGAAACGGAGGTCCTGTTCGACTTCGGCGCGCTGACCGACAGCGCGCTGAGCTGGACCGTCACAGCGGCGGAATACGCCGAGTAGAAAGGAGCATGCACAGCATGATTAACAGAAACCTGAAAAACCTGCTCTCCATGGGATTGCAGAGCGCGGCCGGAACCTACGGCTGCATGCCGATCAACGGCGTGGACGGCAGGACCTATTATCACCCGGGACAGTTCGCCTTCCCCGCGAGCCGGACGGCGGCCACAACGCTCTCCGCCACGGCGGCAGGCATCAGCGTCGGCAAGGGCGCCACGCCGGCCACGGAGGACGACCTGAACCTGGAGAACACCATCACCGCCGGCATCAACCTGACGCTGACGGAGACGGTGCTGGGCTGCGACGAGCCGGGGCAGCCCTGGGTACAGTACAAGCTGACCGTGACCAACACCGGCACGGAGGAGATCAGCGTGACGGAGGTGGGCTACAAGCAGACCGTGAAAGGCACGCGCTGGCCGAGAGGCACGAGCGCGGGCGACGTGGTGTGCCTGATCGACCGCACCGTGCTGAGCACGCCCGTGACCATTGCGGCGGGCGACGCCGGCGTGATCCTCTACAAGCTGCGCACCAATCCCGCGGCGGCCCGGACCATCGGCGGCGTGGAGATCGTGAGCTGGACCTGGGGCACGGACGCGCAGGTGGAGGCCATGATTACGGCGGCGCGCAACGGGACCATCGACCTGCAGCGGGACGCCGGCTGGCGCGTGGGCGACGTGCGCCTGGCACAGATCAGCGCCTTTTCCAGCGCCAACATCAACCACGCGGCGCAGACCGTGGCGCTGGTCATTTCCAGCTTCGAGGAGTACGAGGGCTGCGGGAACATCATGCAGTTTGACTTCCTGGACGCGCTGGCGGCAGGCAACCGCATGAACGCGACGAGCACCAACGCCGGCGGCTACGGGGAGAGCGAAATGAAAACCGTTACCCTCCCCGCCCTGGAGGCGGCGCTGCCGAGCTGGCTGCGGGGGCTGCTGAAAACATTCTCCGTCAAGGCCAGCGCGGGATCCCAGAGCGACACCATCGAGACCGTCACCGGGAACAAGCTGGCGCTGCGCAGCGAGGTGGAAATCTTCGGCACGACCACGTACTCCAAGCCGGGAGAGGGCACGCAGGTAGAGCTCTACAAGCGCGTGTCGCAGCGGAGCAAGACCACGCCCAGCAGCAATTGGTGGGAGCGGTCCCCGTATGGGAGCCTCAGCACGCGCTTCTGCTTTGTGAACAACGGGAGCCCCAACAGCGGCAACGCGGCGACTGCGTACGGCGTGGCGCCCTTCGGCTGTATCTAACCCCGGCGCCCATCCACCCGGCGGCCTTTGTGCCGCCGGGAGAAGGAGGAGAGCACAATGTCTGTCCAGACCTGGAAGCGGAAGCTGAGCAATGCGGAGTATGTCTACCAGGTGTACCAGCTGAATATCCGGCTGGGCGAAATCCTGGTGAACAAGCCGCAGAAGTACAAAACCAATTACACAGACGAGATCGTGAAAACGGCGCTGAGCGCGCTGGACCATCTGCAAACGGTAGACAGTATTTACCTGAGCAAATACGCCCTGGAGCAGGACTTCCTGCAACGGAGAAAGCACCTGCTGGAGGCACGCGGCAAGATCGAGCATATTGCCACGGCCTGCTTTGTGTATTTGGAGATCGTGCGGAAGCACGACTACGCCCAGCAGCAGGACGACCGGCTTTACGCGAAGCTGTACGACCAGGAGCTGGAGATCGGAGAGCGCTGCGAGACCTGCTACAAGCTCATATCCGGCGTCATCAAGGCAGACGCAGAGCTCTACAGGCAGTATATCCGGCCAAAGCAGGCCAGATAGAACGGACGCATCCCTACACCACGCCCAACAGCAATTGGTGGGAGCGGTCCCCGAATGGGAGCAACAGCACGAACTTCTGCAATGTGAACAACGGGAGCCCCAACAACAACAACGCGACGAATGCGAACGGCGTGGCGCCCTTCGGATGTATCAGGGCGACGGGCTTGGACGGCGGAGTAGCGACAGTAAGTGAAACGAGGCCCTATCATGTTTGATACAGGGGGATGCGGACCGGGCGAAGACCTCCGGGAGGAGGGCCGCGAAATCGGCTGCGGTTTGATCTCACGCCGGAAGGGGTGCGACAAGGGCCGGAACACGGACGGCACGCAGCCCTATCTTTTCAAGAGCGAGGAGGACAATGCTGGAGGAACTTTTCAAGCCGGAGCGGATGCTGGCAGCCATGCGGGAGTGCGAAAAGGGCGTGCGCTGGAAGGCCAGCGTGCAGCACTACGAAATGAACACGCTGCGCTGGGCGGGCTCCTCCAGGCGGGAGGTCCTGAACGGAACATACCGGAGCCGGGGCTTCAAGCGTTTTGACGTGGTGGAGCGAGGAAAGACCAGACATATCCAGAGCGTCCACATCAGCGACAGGGCTGTGCAGAAGGTTTTCTGCGCGCACGTGCTGATCCCGCAGCTCTATCCCCGCCTGATCTACGACAACAGCGCGAGCCAGGAAGGAAAAGGCACGGAGTTTGCGCTGAAGCGCCTGGTGGAGCACCTGCGCTGGCACTATGCCAGATACGGAAAGGACGGCGTGATCGTCCTAATGGACCTGCACGGTTACTTCGACAGCATCCCGCACGCCGGGGCCATCGAGATATTGACGGAGCTGGAGGAGGACCCGAGGACGCGCAGATATATCGCGGACTTCATCAACAGCTTTCCGGGAGACACGGGGCTGGGGCTGGGAAGCGAGCTGTGCCAGATCGCGGCTGTGAGCTATCCAAACGAGATCGACAAGCTGGTGAAGGAGCGGCTGCACGTGCATTGCTACGGCAGGTACATGGACGACAGCTACATCATCCACCCGGAGCGGGCCTATGCGGAGCGGTGCCTGGAGGAAATACGGCGGGCGCTGACAGCAAGAGGCATTGCCCTGAACGAAAAGAAAACCACCATCCGCAGCCTGCACGACGATTTCATCTACCTGAAGAAGCGGGTACACATTACCGACACGGGGCGAATCGTCCTGCGCATCACCAGGGCCAACATCCGGCGGGAGCGGGAGCGCATTCAACAGCACCGGCAGGAATACGACGCCGGGCGCATGCCGTTCTCCGCCATCCGGCAGAGCTACCAATCATGGAGAAGCTACGCGAAAAAGTACAACGGATATGGGAGCGTGGGCGGAATGGACCGCTATTTTGCGGGCGTCTTTGCCGACGTGCTCCACGGAACGAAGGAGGAATCAACTTGAACAGAGAGACCATCTACGACGCAGCGCGCCCCCGGCACCGGGTATGGGTCAAGGCGGAGGAGCTGACGGCGGGAGCGGACGAGGGAACCTACACCCTGACGGACGCGGCCGCAGCCGCTGAGCTTGGCTTCGGCAGCGAAATCTACGTGATCGACAAGCCGGGGACGCTGCTTTTCTGGGACAACGGGAGCCAGAGCGCCCACCTTTGGGCGGGAAGTCTGGAATAAGGAGGGACGCGGAAATGAAAGAAAACATTATCACCGGCCTGCTGGCCGCTATTCTGGCCGCCTGCGCGGCCTATCTCCGGGAGCTGATCGTCCCGGTGGTCATGCTGGCAATCGTCATGCTGGCGGACTACCTCACCGGCCTGGCACGGGCTTGGATTACCAAGCAGCTCTCCAGCCGGATCGGCGTGCTGGGCATCGTGAAAAAGGTCGGCTATCTGTTTGTGGTCGGCGTTGCCATCGTGATCGACTTTGTGATCCAGTACGCCGCCGGAAAGGCCGGGCTGGACTTCGGGAGCGTGTATTTCTTTGGGCTGCTCGTGACCATCTGGCTGATCCTGAATGAGTGCATCAGCATTTTGGAAAATCTGGCGGACATCGGCGTCCCCCTCCCCGCTTTCCTCGTCAAGCTGGTGAAGCGCCTGAAAAAGACCACGGAGGCCAAGGGCGACTATCTGGCCGGAGAGGAGGAAAAGACGCATGAAGGGGATTGATTGCGCCACGCGCATCACGGAGCAGGCGGCGCGGACCCTCAAAAGCGAGGGCTACGCCTTCGCGGGGCGCTATCTGGTGCCGCCCGGCTACAGCAAGGCCCTGACAAAAGCGGAGGCGGAGATCATCCTTGACGCCGGCATGGGCCTGCTGCTGGTGTGGGAGCTGGAGGCGGAGCGCATCCGCAGAGGCGCGGACACAGGCCGGGCCGACGGCGCATACGCCAGGAGCCTGGCGCGGCAGATCGGCGCGCCGCAGGGTACGATCATCTACTTTGCGGCGGACTATGGCGTGCCGCCGGCGGACTTCGGGCAGATCGAGAGCTACCTGCGGGCCGCGGCCGCGGAGCTGGGGGAATACGGCTGCGGCGTGTACGGCCCCTATGCCGTGATCGAGGCCATGAGCGCGCGGGACGTATGCCGGGGCTACTGGCAATGCGTCGGCTGGAGCGGGGGCAAGCACTCCGCGGCGCGGACGGTTTACCAACGCCTTTGGAGCGGCGCCGCGGAATGCGTGGCGCTGGCCGCAAAGCTGGGCTTCTCCGTGGACATCAACGATTGCCCGGACCTGGAGCAGGCAGGCATCTGGACGCGCCGGGAGGAGCCGGCGGACGAAAAGGAGGACGAAGTAGAAGTGAAACGCTACAACCGCATGGAGGAGCTGCCGGACTGGGCGCAGCCGACGGTGCAGAAACTGATTGCCAAGGGCTGCATTCAGGGCAGCGGCGGCGGCACCGACGAGGACGGGAACCCGACGGACATGGACCTGAGCCATGATATGGTCCGCGTGCTGGTCATGAACGACCGGGCGGGCGTCTACGACATCTAACGCAAGCGGCAGGCCCGGCTCCGGCCGGGCCTGCGGGAAAGGAGGCAGCCATGGCTTCCAACTGGCTTTATATCGACACGAATTTTCCGACCTTCACCGGCGAAGAAAGCACCGAGGAGAAGGTCTCAACCATTCAGAACTACATGTTCATGTTGGTGGAGCAGCTGCGCTATACCCTGCACAACCTGGACCTGACCAACATGAACGCCGCGGCGGTGGCGGAGCACGAGGACATCCTGACGAGCCCCATCTACGCGGCGATCCGGGACGCGGACGAGAATATTGCGCAGCTGGCCGTGACGGCGGAGGGGATCGCCTCCAGAGTGTCAGACGCGGAGGGGAATATATCCACCCTCCAGCAGACGGCAAGCTCCATTGCGTCCGTTGTGAGCGACCAGAGCGGGCAGATCAGCGCGCTGGTGCAGACTGTGGAGGGCTTCACCCTGCACGCGCAGAACGGCAGCGAGAGCTCCACAATCTCCCTGCGCTCCGGCGACGTGGTGATCTCCAGCGCGACGATCTCCTTCAGCGGCGTGGTCACGTTCTCCGACCTGAGCACGAGCGGGGCGACCGTTATCAACGGCGGGAACATCCGCACGGGCGTGATTACGGCGGACAACGTGGGCGTCCGGAACCGCTTCGCCCTGCTGGCCGGCGAGCTGGTCTACGGCTATATGGGCTGCGGTTACGGAGACGACGGCAGAGGGCAGACCTTCGGCGCCATGCTGAGCGACACGAGCGGGGACAATTACGTGATCGTTACCAACTCCGGCGCCCGCCTTACGGCGAAGAACAGCTCCATATACTGCATATCCGGCGGCGTCCATGCCACAAGCGAAATCATCATTGACTCCGACCGGCGCGTGAAGGAGGACATCGACTACGATCTGGAGCGGTACGAGCCGTTTTTCCTCCGACTGAAGCCGTGCATATATCATCGGAAGGGCGAGGCGGAGGCACGATACCACACCGGCTTCATAGCCCAGGAGGTGGAGGAAGCCCTGAGCGCGGCCGGCCTCACCTATGCCGACCTTGCGGCCCTGACAAAGGACCCGTACACAAACCCGGAGTACGGCCTTCGGTACGGGGAGTTTGCGGCCCTCAACGCATACATGATCCAGAGACTGGCGGCGCGCATCGACGCGCTGGAAAGGAGAACGGCATGAAAAAGCTGATTGAACAGATCGACAAGCTGCTGAGCATGCTGACCGTGAGCGGCGACAGCGTGATGCTGCTGGCAGACGCCCGGCGGGCGCTGGGTGAGCTGTATCGGACGGCGCCGGAGGAAAAACAGGAGGACGCGACATGAAGCTGCCGGGCATTGCCTATGCCGACGGGATCCGGAAGGGCACGCAGACGACTTTCCGCGGACTGAACCACAACCTGGGCGCAGACGACGGAGAGCTCTGGAGCATGCGGAACCTGACAAGCGACTACTATCCCCTACTGGCCACACGGCAGAAGCGGCGGAAGCTGCGCAGCCTGAGCGCCCCGGGGGGCATCTTCTCCTGGGACGGGCTGGCCTGGGTGGACGGCACGACCTTTTTTTACAAGGGCGAGGCGGCCGGAGCCGTGACGGCGGGCAGAAAGACCTTCGCGGCCCTGGGCGCCTACATCGTGATTTTGCCGGACAAAAAATACTACAACACGGAGACGGGAGACTTCGGCAGTTTGGAGAGCGGCTGGAGCGGGGATTCCCTCACCTTCACCAATGGCAGGCTTTACGACGAGGCGGCGGAGGCCAACTGTGTCCAGGCAAGCGGCGTTGACTGGGCAAGCATCTTTCGCCCCGGCGACGCCGTGACGATCTCCGGCTGTACGCGGCATCCGGAGAACAACAAGACCCCCATCATCCGGGAAATCGACGGGGACAAGCTCTACTTCTACGAGTACATCTTCACCCTGGACGGCGCGGACGGAGACCAGCCATACGCAGAGAGCGGGGGCCTGAGCATCCGGCGGACCGTGCCGGACCTGCTTTTCCTCTGCGAGAACGAAAACCGGCTCTGGGGCTGCGACGAGCGGACGATCTACGCGAGCAAGCTGGGCGACATTTTCAACTGGAACGTCTACGACGGCCTGAGCACGGACAGCTATGCCGTGGACACCGGCAGCGCCGGGGCGTTCACGGCCTGCGTGAGCTATCTGGGCTACCCGATCTTTTTCAAGGAGGACCACATCTACAAGGTATACGGGAGCATGCCGAGCAATTACGAGGTCATGGGCAGCGCGACGCTGGGCGTGGCGAGCGGGAGCGAGCGAAGCCTGGCAATCGCCGGAGAAATCCTGTTCTACCTGAG